AGCCAAAACACACTTATATCTGGCAGTAAATTAAAAGAGTTATCATTTTCAGTCCCTATAGTAGAGCGTGAAGGAATTAAACAATATAAGCCGCCGCTGAAAGAATCTACATATGTTCTTGTAGCTGACGTATCTCGAGGTAAAGGACTTGATTATTCTACGTTTTCCATATTAGATGTTTCAAAAATGCCATATGAACAAGTATGCACATTCAGAGATAATTTTGTAGGTCCGGTAGATTATGCAGATGTTATCTTTAGGATTGCAAAACTTTATAATAACGCTCAGGTATTAGTAGAAATAAACGATATTGGCGGACAGGTAGCTGATACATTATATCTAGAATATGGATACGAAGAAATGTTATCAACTGAAAGTGCGGGCAGATCTGGTAAGCGAATTTCCGGTGGCTTTGGTAAAAACGTAGATCGTGGAATTAGAACTACAAAAACCGTAAAATCCATTGGATGTTCTATTCTTAAGCTACTAATTGAACAAAATCAATTACTGCTTCATGATTTTGATACAATTCAAGAATTGGCTAGGTTCTCTCGGCGCGGATCGTCTTATGAAGCAGAATCAGGCGCGCATGATGATATGGTAATGACTCTTGTGCTATTTGCATGGTTGACCGATCAAACTTACTTCAAAGATATTACAGATATAAATACACTTATGAAGTTAAGAGAAAAAACTGAAGATCAGATGGATGAATATTTACTACCATTTGGGTTTGTCGACAGTGGTCACGACATGGAAGAAAACTATTTCTAAGTTTAGTCAAGTTTAAGAAATTATAAATAAAACAAGATAAAGGCAATTTGACTGAAATTTCATATATAAGGAGAAAAAATATGGTTTTTTCTGTAAGTCCATCAGTTACGGTACGTGAAGTAGATCTTACTACTGTAATACCGTCACCACAACCAGGCTCTGCGGCTATCGCTGGCTTATTTCATTGGGGCCCTGCTAATGAAAGAGTTTTTATAACATCTGAAAATGCACTTGTAAATACATTCGGTAAACCTAGTGATTTTAACGGAGAAACTTTTTTTACGTCTGCCGATTTTCTTTCCTATTCTAACTCGCTTTATGTGGTAAGGGTAATTGATGACTCTGCTGCAATAGCAAGTAGCACATACTTTGAAGGAAAATATCACGGTGAGTTAGGTAATTCTATACTGGTTTCATATATTTCTACCGGAATTTCTGATGACCCAAATGCAGAAACTGTTCTATTTGATCCACTTGAAATAAGTGGAGGAACTACTGATTTTAATACAAATGTATTCGTGATTGAAACCACTGAGGATTTGGGTATTAATGCAATAATAGTTGGCGATATTTTGACTGTGGGCTCTACCTCAGTTGGTTTTCAGGATCTAGTTGTTTCAAATATTGCTATAACAGCAGATTCCGCAAATACTGTAATCTACACATATGTAATAACATTTGAAAATAATTACACTCTACCAGAAGAATCAATTTCAAATTTGACTTTTGTGAAAAAATGGGGTTATTCAAATAATGTAGCTTCAAAGCCTTCTGCTGGATCAATACATATTGCAGTTATAGATAACGATGGTACTGTAAGTGGCATAAAGGGTCAGATTCTAGAATTATACGAAAATCTATCACTTTCAACTACAGGCAAATTACCAGATGGATCTAATAATTACTATAAAGAAGTTATCGGTGTAAAATCAAAATGGATTAATGCTTTAACTGCTAGCAGTATTTCTGACGCATCCACATCCACATCATATAACTTGTTTACTGGTGGTATTGATGGCGCTTTAGGGCTTACTGAAACAACCGTATCACCTCTTGTAATAGCAAAAGGCTATGATTTGTTTAAAGAAGCAAATGAAGTAGATGTTTCTTTTATTCTTCAAGGAAAAGCGCCTGGTAGCACCCGCTCAGTTGCGAGTAATCTTGCAAATTATATTATTTCTAATATAACTGAATCAAGAAGAGATTGTGTTGCATTTATTTCACCCAGGAAAGAAGATGTTGTTGAGATATTTAGCACGGATCAGACTGTAAAAAATGTACTTGAGTATAGAGCACTTATTCAGAAATCATCCTACTCATTTATTGATAGTGGTTATAAGTATCGTTATGATAAGTATAATGATACATATCGTTGGGTTCCACTAAATGGCGACATGGCTGGATTAGCTGCAAAGGTTGAATCATGGGAATCTCCTGCTGGTTATCGTAAGGGCTTAATTAGAAACGTCATTAAATTAGCGTTTAATCCTAATAAAGCACAACGAGATGTTCTTTATGGTAGTGAAATAAATCCTGTAATAACACAGACTGGTCAAGGTACATTGCTATTTGGTGATAAAACTGGCTTGTCGTCATCCAGTGGCAGTGCTTTTGGGAGATTGAATGTTCGTCGTCTATTCATAACAGTAGAAAAAGCAATTGCAACAATTTCTGCGCAATTCTTATTCGAGTTCAATGATGAATTTACACAGACACAATTCAGAAATATTGTAAATCCATTCCTAAGAGATATCCAAGGAAGAAGAGGCATTATTGATTTTAGGGTCGTATCAGACTCTACTATAAATACACCTGATGTTGTTGATAATAATATCTTTAAATCAAATATCTTCATCAAACCTGCTAAATCTATTAACTTCATAGAGTTAAACTTTATTGCAACTAGATCTGGTATTGAATTTGAAGAAATAGCTGGGCAACAATTCTAAAATGATAAATAGGCATATAAGGAGTATTTATTAATGGCATTCTCAATAAATGAGTTTAGATCACAACTAGTAGGGGGCGGTGCTCGCCCCTCACTATTTCAAGTACAAATTACTAACCCGGTACTAGGTATTGCAGATTTCAAAGTTCCATTTATGGTAAAAACCGCTGCACTTCCTGCATCTACTCTAGGTGAGTACACAGTACCATATTTTGGCCGTCTTGTAAAATACGCAGGGGACCGTACATTTGAGCCTTGGTCTGTAACTGTAATCAACGATGAGGATTTTGGCATCCGCAATGCAATGGAAGCATGGTCTAACTCTATCAATTCGCATGTTACAAATTCTAGGTCACTTCCACAGAACTATAAATCTGATGCGGTTATTACTCAATTTAGCAAGGATGGTTCCATTCTTAGAGTTTATAATTTTGAAGGTTTATTTCCAACACAGATCTCTGATATCCAAATGGGCTGGGAATTAACTGATCAGATACAAGAGTTTACCGTATCATTTAATTATGATGTTTGGACCATTGCAGGTGGCACGACTGGTAACTCTACTACATAATTAAGTATATAAAGGATATATAATGGCTAGAATTTTTGGATTTGAGATAAAGCGAGCTGATGACGGAAAGGATGCGCCAGTATCTTTTGCTGAACCGATCAACGATGATGGTGCTCTAAACGTAGGTGCTGCTTTAGGTGGCGCCTACGGTATGCTATTGGATATTGAAGGATCCGCAAAGACAGAAGCTGAACTTGTAACACGCTATCGTTCAATGGCATTGACACCAGAAGTTAATCAGGCCGTTGATGAGGTAGTAAACGAAGCAATAAGTATAAGCTCTCACGAAAGAGTTATAGAGATTGTATTAGATGATGTCCAAGTACCTAAAAAAGTAAAAGAACGTATTGAAGAAGAATTTGAAACCATTCTAAAATTACTTGATTTTTCAAATAATGGATATGAAACATTTTCAAAATTCTATGTAGATGGTAGATTGAACTATCATGTGATCATTGATGAAAATAATTTAAAAAAAGGTATCCGCGAACTTAGATACCTAGATCCTCGTAAAGTACGCCTAATTCGTGAAATGGACCAGGTACCTTTGAAAGATCAATTTCAAAGTGCTACAGTGAAAAAAATACGAAAAGAATACTATTTGTATTCCGAAAGTGGTTTTGGTAATAATACTACTAGAAGTTCAGTCGCGGATCAAAATATTGCAGGACTTAAAATATCAAAAGATTCTGTCGTGCGAGTCACATCCGGTCTGGTAAATGAAACTAATTCAGTTGTTCTTTCACATTTACATAAGGCAATCAAACCGCTAAATCAGTTAAAGATGCTTGAAGATGCCAATGTAGTCTATACTTTAACTCGTGCGCCTGAACGCAGAGTATTCTATATTGATGTTGGTAACCTCCCAAAGGCTAAAGCAGAGCAATATCTATATGATATGATGGCGCGTCACAAGAATAAAGTAGTATATGATCCAGCAACTGGTGAAGTAAAAGATGATCGCAAGA